GCGGACAAGATTGGCTCAGAGATAATACCAAACTTACTAGCAGAGCAGGGTTTGGCGTCTCTGAAGTTAGCTGACGGCAGTTCCGTTGACATAAAAAAGTCATACAACTGCACCATCAAAAAAGATCAGGTAGAGTCAGCTTTTAAATGGCTTCGTGATAACGGACTGGGTGACCTTATTAAAAATGAGGTTGCTGTTCAGTTCGGGAAGGGCGAGGATAACAAGGCAGAGCAATTGCTTGGCCTTGCGGTGCAAGAGGGCTATGAGCCCTCGCAAAAGCAGAAGGTAGAACCTATGACTTTGAAAGCACTCTTTAGAGAGCGTATCGAGGCCGGCCTCGATATGCCCTCGGAATTCTTTAACACTTTTGTTAAAGATCAAACAAAAATAGGCCGGAAGTAAAGGAACGAGAAAAATGAACCAAGTAACGAAAAAAGAAAAATCAGACGTAGCTCTAGCAGGTATGTTTGAAATGGACCAAGCAGGCGGTATGGAAGGGATGCGGCAAGGCGATTTTGCCATGCCTTTCTTGCGTGTGTTGGGTCAGCTATCCCCTGAAGTTAATAAGAGGGATGCAAAATATGTCGATGGGGCAGAACCAGGTATGATATTCAATACCGTGACTGGACAGGCATATGATGGTGAGAAAGGTGTAAACGTATTACCGTGTGGTTATAAGCGAGAATACGTTGAATGGTCAGATCGTGGTGAGGGCACAAGCGCTCCCATTGCGATACACGCAGTCGATAGTGGTATAATTGAAAAAACCACTAGAGGCGCTGACTACAAAGATAGACTTGCAAACGGCAACTATCTTGAAAACACTGCATCATACTTTGTTATGATGGAGGACTTATCACAAGCGTTGATTACTATGAAATCAACACAGTTGAAAGTAAGTAGATCGTGGAACTCGATGATGAACAGTATCAAGCTTCAAGGCAAGAACGGTATGTTCACACCGGCTTCCTACAGTCACGTGTATAATCTTAGCACAGTGCAACAATCAAATGACAAGGGGACTTGGTTTGGTTGGAACGTGACTAAGGTTGGGCCAGTTCAAGATAAACTCTTGTATGTGGCCGCAAAGCAGTTTGCTGGCAAGGTTAACGCCATGCCGGTAAAACATGGTGATAATGAGGCTAAGTCTCAACAAGACTCAGTTCCGTTTTAATCATGGTTGGAGGCCCAAAAAAGAATCCCCCCACTTTTGGGCTTCCACACTATACAACTTTTGATGACTACTGGCTAGAACAAGATGAGCTTTGGGAAATTAGTTTAAGAGAGTCAAAGAAACAGAAAGACGAGAGGTTGAAAAAAATAAATGACAAGAATTTGTCCGACATGCAAAAAAGAATTTCAGATAACGAAATGGCAAAAAAGTAAGATCTATTGTCAAGATCTTTGTAAGCCAGGATTTAAACCTAACTTTGGTAAGGCAAAAACAGGGAGGCCACGAAAAAGTGAAGTTTAAAGAAATATTTGAGGGTAACAATAGCGCATATGGTCAGCTGATATTATCAGGTGCTACAAATGAAAAAGGCAAAGCGGACGGCACAGCTTTTATAAAAAGACAACCAGTTACTGACAATCTTTGGGAGGATCACCTAGCAGGTAAAGATCCTGCTTTAGGTGTAATACCGATAAATGAAAATAATATGTGTAAGTGGGGTTGTATTGATGTAGATGTTTATAACGTCGATCACTTAGTTTTGATGAGAAATATTAAGGGACTCAGCTTTCCATTAGTTACGTTTAGGTCAAAATCTGGTGGGGCACATTTATTTTTATTTGCTAAAGAGTTTATTCCTGCATCACTGATGCAGTCAAAACTCAAAGCAATGGCAGATGCTTTGGGTTATGCAGGTAGTGAGATCTTTCCAAAACAAACTGAAATATTAGTTGAACGTGGAGACACAGGTAATTTTTTAAATTTACCATATCACGGTGGTGCCCGTGGTTTGAGATACGCAATCAAGGCTGGTGGTGAGGCTGCTAGTTTAGAATCATTCTATTCTATGTATGATGAGTGGGTTCAAACAAAAACTGAAATAGAAAAAATAACGGTCAGTAAAAAAGCAGAGGTAAAAGAATCTTTTAATGATGGTCCACCTTGTTTGAATAGATTAGCAGAAGAGGGATTTGGTGAGGGTTCTAGAAACAACGCATTATTTAACATAGCTGTTTATTGTAAAAAAGCACACGCTGATGACTGGGAGAATCAGGTCGGACAGTATAATCAAAAGTATATGGACCCGCCATTGAGTTATCAAGAAGTGCAGTTAGTAATAAAGTCCGTAACTAGAAAAGGTTATGACAAATATAGATGCAAAGAGCAACCTATCTGTAACGTGTGTAACGCTGCAAAATGTAGAACAAAAAAATATGGTGTTGGTTTTGAAGAAGAGCAAATGCCAGAGTTGGATACACTGACAAAGATAAAATCAAATCCACCACAGTGGTTTTTAAACGTGTCAGGTAAGAGGATAGAATTAAAAACAGAACAACTGCACAATCCTAATTTGTTTGCAATAGCAGTCCTGGATCAAGCAAACGTCGTATCACCAATACCAAAAGCAAAAGACTGGAGAGAAATTTATTTAAAAACTTTAATGCAAAATTTACAAGAAATAGAACCATTAGAATCACTAGACCCAATGAATCAAATAACAAATTTATTGTATGACTTTACAGTCAACAGACCGCAAGCAAGAACTAAAGAGGATATGTTAAATAAGAAACCATGGACCGATGATGGTCACACATATTTTAGAATGGATGATTTCTATTCTTTTTGTAAACGAAACAACTGGGAAACAGATAAAACAAAGACAGGTAATTTAATTAAGCAATTAGATTTTTTTATTGATGAAACAAGAATGACTTTAAAAGATCAAACACCAAGACTTATCAAAATAAAAGCCATGAAAAGAACAGAACCATCAACACCACAAACACCATATCAGGAGACACCTTTTTAATGTCACAAATAAAATTTGATTTTATTGTAGAAGAAGACCATCGTAATGGTATCGATAAAATAGATGTCTACGACATAGTAAATCCGACACCAGGTTTTAAAGGTGTGTGCTATGGAGAGTTACCAAAATACAAGGGTTTCTTTCAAAGAGGTGTCTACATACTACACAGCACGGGACATAAAGATTTTTTATGTCCTAACCAAGGCAATACATTTCCATATTTACTAGACACTAGAACAAACAAAGTTGTGAAAGCAGGTTTGTGGGGCAATGGTTCTGAGTATAGAGGTTGGCCAATAAGATTTGGTAAGAGATCAACATTACTTAACTGTCACACGCTGGTTGCATCTGCTTTTTTAATTAATAATATGCCAGACAAAAAGATTTTTGTTGATCACATAAATCGTGAGAGAGTTGATTTTAGGGTTGAAAATTTACAGTGGGCAACACCCTCAGATAACTCAAAAAATAGAACCACTGGTAAAATTAGAGAGCAAGAAGAAGAAATAATTAGAAGAGGCATGTCAGCCGGCGGTATGGTTGAAGATAGCTTTTTTAAGTTGTGGGATTAATTTTATGAAAACAATAATACTAGGACCACCAGGCACAGGTAAGACAACAACACTACTAGATTTAGTAGACGACTTCTTGCGATCAGGCACAGATATAAAAAAGATAGGATACTTTTCTTTTACAAAGAAAGCT